ATTTTTTTTATAAAAATAATATAATAATATATTAAATGAGTAAAAGTCAATTATTTAAAACACTACCAACAAAACAAATAGTAGATAAAGTTTTATTATGTTTTAATATTGAAAATTTAGAAAACAGTAAAGTTACTTTTTGTAGAAAGGATATTGTTTCAAATAAAAGTGTTAAAAAATTAAATACAATTAAAAATGAATTGAAAGAATTTTACATACCGTGTAAAGCACGAACATACTTAAATGATTTAAATGAAAAAAATATTGTTACGATACTTCGTCAATTATTAAAACATCATAATTACAATGTAATATCTAAAGAAAAATACTTACGAGGTGAAAAATTTATTTTATATACGATTGTTCCTACTGATGAAGTTATTGAAAATAAAAGAAACATTAGACATTTACACGTAGAGAAAAAATCCATTATTATTAATTTCGATTAATTTTTGATTAATTTTTGATTAATTTTCGATTAATTTTTGATTAATTTTATACAATAATATAATATTATAGTAATATAATACTATTATATTATGGCTTGCCAATGTGAAACAGACAATACTACAGACAATACTACAACAAATATATTCGCTTTATTTAATACTGATAATACTAATTTAGCATATATATCTATAAAACAACCTGCTAATAATATAACTCTTGGAACATCTACTACAGATTTATCTAAAGTAAAAGATGTGACCATTCAACCTACTGCTAATCCCAGTACTACTAGTGATACAGGAATAATCATTAACCCAGAACCAAGATTAAGTATTAATAAATATACTACTTTACAACTACGATATCATATCGTCGGTAGTGCTTCAGGGATAAAAATACGATTAGTAAACGGTTCAGATAGTAATAAAGGAGATAATATTATATTTTTTAAAAACATTGAAGGAACAGTTGTCGATACTCTGTTTACTCTTACACTTGGAGATATTACCACAACTAATTTACGTTTTTTTTCGGAAGAAATACCCAATTTTAATGTTCAATTATTTTTTACTGATACCACCTCTACAAATGGCATAGTGATTAAACAATTTGATTTACATACACTTGAAGGAGACCAAATGACATACGACAGCGAGGAGGTAAGAACTACATTTAATGCTAAAGAAATACTTTTTCATGATGATGTGGTTAGTCGAGCAGCTGACGGCGGGCTTGTAACTGAGGGCGCCGCCGTTGCTTTTAGTAGTAGTGGTATACAACCTAAATTATATTTAGAAATACCCACTACCTTATTAACCGCCACTTCAGGATTAACATTACAAAAAGAATTCACCTTAATTGATTATCCAGATTACTTAGACGGCGCGGAGGGCGGAGGCACATATGGACTAACGGATGCGTTAGCTGATTTAGGGAATGATTTGGGTGATCACAATAACCCTAATATACCTATTGGTTATAATTATTTATTACAATTTATTTTTAATGATATAACCTTTACAAATGTACCTAGTTTAGAATTATCTGGAATATATGGAAATTTTAATTCTTCTAAATATTACAACGAAGATAATGCTTGGATAACAATTAGCATGAGCGGTGATGAACATCATTTTTTTAGTGATATTGAAGATGAATATGACAAAGGCTATCGTATGAAATTAAAAGTACCTTCTTTAAGTATTAGTGGTATTTATAATAGTACAGGAACAAATATGGTGGATTATAGAAATAGTAAACATTATGTACTAAAAAAAATAACTATTATTTTTGCTAAATTTCATAATGCCTTATTTGATTTTTTTTATAATCATAAAGATATATCGGGCAATGCCTTAAGTACCGATAATCCATTTATTAAGCATTCAAAAGCACCCACCATTGATTTAAATCCAATAGATGGATCAAATGCTCAACGAATATTTGAATTTATTCGTAGACATACTATTTTACATTATCAAGCGATGATTATTCAAGATATATTACCGCGATATTGTGATTCTGATGACGTTACAAGCTATTTAAAAGAAAATAGTTGTTCAATAAATAGTAGTTCTAATATAGTGGGTGTTTCAGGAACAAATTTAAGTGTGGAATTTGTGGAATTATTACGTTTACTCACACAATTTGATCAAAACGAAGTTAATTTAAGTAATACGCATAACTTAATTCGAAAATATAAATTATATGAAAGTGCTCCTAATAATTTTTCTACATTTGATACAATTGGAACAACCGTATCCGGTATTCGATGGGGGAATGTATTTAAAAGCATGGAACAAATACCGTATTATTCAAAACCTCTGTTACCGTTGATAAATGTTTCCACTATTTCAGGCGATTCTCTTCAAACCGACCCATCAGAGTATTCACCGTTAACCGTGTCGGGTATAATAGAATTTAATCCATATTTTTATTTTGCGAATGCCCGTATGTATATTAATAATATCGCTTCCGGACAACAAATACGTTCATTGCTTAAAGATGCCAATGGTGAATCATTGTGTCCTATCGATACGTATTTATTTACTGCGAATGATACAGATTCAATATTAAAAAATCATAATGCCCAAGAATTTACTCAATATATATATTATATTTTATATGAAGCGGCTATTTTTACAAGAGGAAGTAAATTAGCTAAAAATGGTGTAGCTTCTAATATATTATTACGAAATATAATGCAATGTTTGTATAACTCTGTTATTAACTATACAAATGAGTATTTAACCAGTACACCGCAAATATTTGATGTTTATAATGGAGGAGTAGATATTAGTGGGAATATACGTGTAGGTGAACTTAATGATGATTTTACTATTAATACTACTGACACTTTTTATATGCGTGATATTATAAGTGCGGCTTCCTCGATTGACCCAAGTGGTATTCAGCACTATTATATACTACCTATTAATGGTATATATTCTACTAATACTAATAAATATGTCACAACGATTAATTCAACGAACGATCGCATATATGTATCGAAACAAGACTATACGAAACTCGAAGGTCTTAAAGATAAACTGTATACAACAAATGATGGTAATACATACACATTTATAAATACAAGTACGACTACTTACAGTGATGTAATAGAATACGAAATACAATTACTCCATGCTGGTGCCTTTGTTGGTTTACCAAATAGTAAACTGTCTTTTGTTTTTTATAGTAATATAGAAACATAGATAATATACTTTTAATTATCCTAACAACATTTTATTGGATTGTTTAAATCGTTCATACATAAGTCTATCATTTTTTTCGAGTGTCTGTTTTCTATATTCTTCTGCTTCTTGTATTTTTTGTTTTTCTAATTTGATTAATCGCTTATCTTCTTCTGTTAATATTATATTAGTTGAGCGAGCTTGCTCTAAGTCTTCAATATTTTTATATTGTTTTAATTTAATATTTGTATTTACTAAATTATTATCAATATGTGCTTGTTTAAAATCCATATACCCTTCTCGCATATTTGTAAAATTATGTTTAGAATCTCCTAATTCTTTATATAATAATTCCCGTTCTAAAGTAGATGGTTCCGGTAAAGAATCATTATGAACTTCCACTGAACCCATAATTTTTTCTTTGTAGGAATTAAAATTTTGATTAAAGGATTCTTTTGATACTTTACCAGAAGATATAGGCTTAATATTTATATCTTCACGTTCTGTAGAACGTTCGCCCATTAATGAACCATATCCTTCATTATCACGAGTCTGTATTTGGTTTTTTTCATAAATAGTATTAAATTTATTAATAGAAAATTTTTTACCCATTTTTACATTCGATGTTTTTTGTGATTGTTCTACATCTTGTTTAAAATTATTTTTTAAGGACGAATGGGTTTGTTTTTGATTATGATATTTAATTAATACGTCAATACTTTTAATAGCTTGATTTAATGTATTAAAATTATCGATCGAACCACCACGATCAGGATGATGAATCAACGAGAGTTTTTTATATTTTTGTCGTAGTTGCGGTATAGTTAATTTTTCTTTTGTCATTACATTAAAAGGATCAATTTTTTGTAAGATTTCTTTATTAATAGTAAGTGTTGTTGACTTTTGAGGTTGAGTTTGTGGTTGAGTTTGTGGTTGAGTTTGTGGTTGAGGTTGTGGTTGAGGTTGTGGTTGAGGTTGTGGTTGAGGTTGTGGCACGGATCGTTGGGATGTATTTGTTCGAGCATTTATATTTTGTATTTTACCTAATAAACTATTAGATGATACATAAGATTTTTTATTTATTGCTACATTTTTCTGAGATCTTTGCGTAGTCGGATAGTGTTCTTCTTGTTCAGGTTTATGAACTTGAACGGTAGGCATTAAGGGACGTTCATAATTACGCCGTACATTTTCTCTATATATCCGGTCATTCATTAAAGTTTGAGAATTATCACGATTATGCGAACTATTCATAATATCATTTACATTTGTAGCAGAAGGTTGAGGATGATTTATAAATTGTGTGGGAACATGATCTGGTATCTGATGTCGTAATGGAATTTGATGTTGATATGTATTATTTTGTCCTATATTATTCATCGTATTTTTCTGATTAGATATTGTGTTTCGATGAACACCTTGTTGTTGTTCTTGTAAATAACGTCTTTCTTTTTCTCGTTGATAGGCTTGATAACGAGCATATTCTTCTTTATCTAAAGCTACTTGTTGATTTGTATCATAATTATCTTGTTCATCTTCAGAAGTCAGTATATTCCCCATTCGTTAACAAAGTATATATATATACTAATATATTCTTTATAGTCTTTAAATTTATACAATTATATAATTATTTTTATAGAATAAATAATAAATTTGATGCGTATGTATATACGCGTCACCGTATTATATTCAGTGTTGTACGTGTGTATTTGTCTTCAATGCCATTAACCACCATAGACAAGCACCGGCAACTAGTTATGAATCATTTATGTCAAGATATTCATATGAAATGTAACAATAAACATCGCTTATGTGCGATTATTACCAAGGGAAAAAATAAAGTATTATTTATTGGAAATAATGATAACAATCGCACTAAATGTGGAAATAATATTTCCTTTAGTACACACGCAGAAATGTCTGTCATTCACCAATTTATGAATCAAGTTCGGAAAAACGAACATAAATTTATAGATAAATCAAAATCAAAAAATAAATTAAATCGTCGAGATCATCGAAAATATAATTTTAATAAATATACATTATGGGTATATCGAATTCGCCATATACAAAGTAGTTTACATACACCTCATCCACAAGAGTTTGTATTTGATATGTGTAAACCTTGTACGAATTGTTGTAAATCATTAAAAGAACTTGGGTTTAGAAATGTTATTTATACAAACGAAGATGGGATAGAAACAAAAATGGATATGCGCTATGAAACAAATGATTTTATTACCTCAGGCAATCGACGGTCCATTCAAGTATAAATATTCTGTTGTACATTCTGGATATTTTTCTAATATAGGTAATAATACATGTAACCGTTTTTCAATCGCACTTGCCCCTTTTGCTCCTCGTCTTTTGTTTTTTGCGGTGCGTTCTATCGATAAGGCTTCACTTTTAGTCAAATTGGATACATACATGTAATATTTCCATTCCCCTTCTCCTTTAAAACTAGTAGTATATTTAGCACCACCTTTTAATTCGCCGTTATGCTGACGAATACGACGGTCTTTATGATTTGTAATACCTAAATAGGTTCGATTATGAATTGTATGATGTAATAAATAAACCATATAATCTTTAGAAAACATAGTGATGTAATAGTATAATATATATATACAATAAAATAAAATAAAATAAAAATAATACTTAATTTCAATATTATAATATTCATCCAACGGTTGGACACGCGTTATATGCCCGCCATCCGTGTGTTTGCTGCTGCTTGAGCGCGAGCAAGTTCTGCTTGTAAGTTTTGAAAATTATTCTGTGCGGCAATGGCATCGTATCCATAAGTTCCAACCGCGTGGTCCAATGCTCGTTGAACTTCTCCACGAGTGTCGTCAGCAACAGTGGCGCCCTGCCCCCCCAAACGCATCAAGTTGTCAGCTTCTTGACTATGTTGAAGTGCGAGCCAAGGACTTGTACCTATCTCTCTTTCTATTAATCCTATGTGCATAATTACTAAATTTATTATTGCTTGGGCGGCTGTTTGTCCTATTCGCGCGACCAAGGGAGATATTTGTCGTCCAAAATCGTGCCCATGTTGTTCTACAAATTGTTGAGCAAGTTGATAAGCAGCACCTGCTCCCCCAAAGGCTGCGTCCACGTGACCTCTTGCGACCATACTGTTAGGTGCGACTAACACTGATGCAGCCTCGAGCTCAAATTGTTCCATCATACTGATAAAATGAGTTACTTCGGCGGGTGTCAGATGTGTTGATAGTAGGCTCATTTCCATAGTATTTGGAGGTGGCACTGGGGGAGGGGGCATCGCTGAGGAAGAACCGCCACCACTGTCGCCACTTGCCGCAGAGGCAGAAGAAGAACCGCCACCACTTTCTCCTCTCGCTACGCTCGCCGCGGCGAGTGCTTCATCTACCGTCATCGTTTCGACTGGCCCTCCGTGTCGCGCGGCCGCAGGGGCACGACAAAGAGGACAAGTCCGACGCTGAACTCCACCAATCAGTTCACCACCGCCCTGCGTCGCGAACCAACCATTTAAACAATCTCCACAAAAATGATGATTACACGCCGTCCGTGATATGCCACCACCACTACTCCCTAACGTGTCCATACAAACTGAGCAATTAGCTAAATTTCCACGTTCAGCGAGACCGCCCTCCTCCTCAAGGAGTGCACCGCCTTTTTGTATTTTTCTGGAACGTCTTTTTGAACTGCGTCTTCTGGAACGTCTTTTTGAACTGCGTCTTCTGGAACGTCTTTTTGAACTGCGTCTTCTGGAACGTCTTTTTGAAACACGTTTAGTATGAGAATGTTTACGTTTGGATGAACGCTTACGTCTTCTGCTTTTTCTCACAACCATGTAATATTATATTATATAGTAATATTTTTTTAATTAATAATTATAAATTAATGTTATTTAAATTATTTTAAATTATGTATCTTATACCATATAAGATAAATTTGATTACAATGTAAATACAAATGTTTAACAAGCATACCGAACACATACATATATGGAACAAACTAAATCGTTAACGAATGAATCATTAACGAATAAATACCCTCAAAAAAAAGTTAATGAATTAATAAATAAAAAATATGAAATTATAAATGATATTATCCATCATAAAAATACAGTAGCATCCTTACAATTTGATAAAACTATGATTGAACTACAAATATGGGATACATGCGACCATACATGGATAAGAGACTCAACCGCCCTGTTTGATGATATATATAAATATAAATGTTCTACGTGTCGTTTATATAACGGTAGACGTTTGTATGTAATCTAAGTATCACCATAACTTTATTCTTTTATACTTTTTTGTAATAAACTGTAAATTTATTTTATTTTGTATATTTATATCTATTTATATACTAATATGGATGAATCTATATATCATGTATTAAAAATAAAAAAAAATACACAAACAAATAAAAAAGTAACACGTTCCACGCTAAAAAAAGTTCTTAAAGAAACCTATGAAACGGTTGCATTTTCAACAATCCCTTATTTTAGACACAATACCTTGTCTTCTTCCTTTTGTTTAAAATATTATCATTCGGGTAATTGTATTGCAATGTCTATGTGTGCTCAACAAATTTTAAAAAAAAAATATAAAATACATAGTTTTTTAATACCCGCCACAATACCGTCGATCTATCAACGAGAAGGTTTTCTGGATATATCCCATGTTGCTTTGTGTGTTCCTAATAGCACAAATGGATTTTTTATACTAGACACTGCTTTTTATTTTTTAGAACCTATCTATTTACAAACTACAAATCTGTCAAAAGTAAAAACTATTACAAATAAAAATGTTTATAAAAATAATCAAATACAAACATTAGAGTATAAAGGACATGTTCTTGATAAATACTTAGTACTTAACTCCTATCAATCTATACCTAAAGATACAATTGTTTGTTCTGTTAATTATAAACATAATCCAAATGATTCATGGAACTATTATATAACAGAAATCATTGACCCTGATGACTCGATTGGAAGAATATTTTTACATACACGCAAAGATAATTTTATAACCGTAACGGATAAACATTGTAATGTTATTTTATATATTAAACAACCCATACAATATAAAGATGATATAATTATTAAATTTAAACAAAAACATATATTTAATGATATCATACAAAATATACATCAACCATTATTGATAATACTTAACGAACAGTTTACTTCGTTTATTCCTTATGGTTTATTAAATGCTTTTATGTAATAAATACAAACCGTAATATAATTATATTTGTATATTATATTAATGTTAATTACGTCTTCACTAGACAATGAATTATTAAAATTTATTGAATCCAAACAACTAGACGATTTGGACATAACACCAAAAGAAATATATATTTTATACACCAAAATGATTATTGATATTTTATACTATATATACCAAGCGTTTAGTAATATAGAATACTCGTTATCTTGTTGTGAATTATGCCATTCTATATTTATTATTACTCTTAAAAAAACGTATAATACTAAGCTAGCAATGTTTTTATGCGATCGAGCCAAAACATTATTTATAGAATATATTAATATTTGTAAGAAAATGAGTTCGAACCGTAATATAAATTTAGTTGATATTAAAATTTATATTTATGGTAAAACGATCGGACCTCTGCGATTATCAAACTATACGTTTACTTTTAATTCTAAGAGTAATTCATATTTAAATTCCTTACATCATTCAAACAAGAATTCTAACAATATGTATAACAATACTCAAAGTATTATTTCGAAAACAAATGAATTATTTATAATGTATAAAAAATTTATCTATAATATATATACGTATTTAATTAATAATGTAGAAAAATACACTTTTTTACAAGAAAATAACGGTGAACACTGTGAGCACAGCCTTAACGATGAAGATGAAACAGAAGAAGATTGTGATGAAGATATTCCTTTCGAAAATCTTACGAAACCCATTATACATATACCGAATATATATAAAAATGATACAATTTGTAATACATTAGAAAATATACGAAATATAGTATCCGAAAAAATATTTGATTGTTACCAAGTATTTAATATTTTATATATAGAAGAATTATTACACATTGATTTTAATGCCTATAATACTATATACATTCCTATAAATAAATTATTAATACAATTACAAATAATTATAGATTTTCGTAATCATACAAAACAAACATCCAAAGAAGTATATACCGTAATACAAAGAATTCCAAAAAAAAATTATATACATCATAATTCTTCCTTCATAGATAGTTTATTTATAAAACAATTGGACATATATACTCTAAATATCTAATTAATGAATATAATTATTTAAATATTAAATATATATATTATATATTTATATTGTAATATATTCACAATGAAACATTTTTTTATTAACAAATATATTTGCGATAAAGAACCTTTATACAATGGAGTTTTTTCCACTTTATTAAAAGGATATGGAGTAAATAAACAATCTACTTTATTGGTTATAAAAAAAATTAATAAAAATATAAATAAACGCTATATTCGTGATGAATTAGACATTATGAAAACAATTACACATAAAAATGTGTTGTCTATAATAGATTCTTTTTATAAAAAAAAAAAATTACATATAGTGCTTACTTATTGTAATGGAGGCAATATACTACAATATATTCATAGCCATGATCATTCATATGATCAAAAATATATTACGGAAATATTAGACGGTATTACTTATTTATATAAACAAAATATTATCCATAGAGATATTAAACCTCAAAACATTCTTATTCATGACCATGTTATAAAAATCTGTGATTTTGGATTGTCTAAATCAATGTATTTAGATTCTATTAAAAATAGTATTTGTGGTTCTCCTAAGTATATTGCTCCTGAATTATTTTTATATAATAAATATAGTCGTAAAAGTGATATATGGTCTCTTGGAATTATTTTATATGAAATATTATTTAAATCGTATCCTTATAAAAATATGACCGCTCAAGAGTATACTGATTTTGTGTTTACTAATGATGCGATTAAACAAAAGTCGAATATATACAATGTTATAGAAAATATGCTTATTGTAAATGAATCTAAACGTATGAATTGGTCCGATTTATTAGATTATACGCTGGTATTTGAATCAACTAATCTATCTGTTACATCTTCAAAACCTATTACTATAGATGTTACTTCTTCTTATTCGCGTAATCGTTCTTCCAGTATTTGTATACAAAATGTTCATACAACCAGCACATCATTTTTTAACAATAATGCTTTAACGAAAATTTATTCCACATCCGCACCAACTACCTTTAATTTATCACATACGTTACATAAAGATTATATTGATACAAGAATTAATCAACAACAACATCCTACTTTACAATCTTCTATAAGTTCAAATAATTTAAATTATCATGATATCATTGGGGAATCGCCGGAACGACAAACAGATTCTACCTTTGGATATTATTATAAAAAATTATTTACATCTAAAAAATAGATATTATTATTGTTATATACATAATTATATATATACATAATTATATATATATACATAATTATATATATATATAATAATGGACAACAAAATTGAGAACGGAAAATATTTTTATGATATAGAAAAAACGACCTTTTTTAATAATTTAAAAAATATACATACACATTCGAATCGTGTATTAGAACAATTTAAACATGATTTTAATATGTTTACATTTACCATTAATCAAAAAAAAATTACTCATAGTAACGAACTATTAGAATTTTTATTACAAAAATATGAAAAATATTTAGAAGAAATTTTATTACTATCTAGTCAATATGCGATAAAAGAAATTATTAAAACGTTAACCCATATACTGTGGTCCTCTTATTATATTAGTGAAAATAAAATACAAAATAAGAAATCCCAAATAGACATTCAGTTACATCTTTTTATGAAACAAGTCATAATAACATTTTATATTGATATACTTGAATGTACTAAAAAAAGCTCCCATGTAACGCATAAACAAGCACGGGTCCAGTTAATATTTAACATTACTAATTTTAAATATGTGCGAATTACTGTAGAAACTATATAAATAGTTACATACTTAATTATATAACTAACTTAATACATACTATTATTTAAGTAACATTAAATCAACCACTTCTTTAATCGTTTCAACAAATATAACTTTAAAGTTATTGGTAATAAGTGTAGGATCCTTTTCAATAATATTTTCATAATCAGGTTGATTCATTTTCGGACACAACACGGTTCGTACACCTGCACTTTTAGCACCATTTAATTTAGAATGTAACCCACCTATTTGAATAACATTGCCATCTAAATCTATTTCTCCGGTGATCGCAAAATCATTACGTATTTTTTTATTGGTTATAAAGGATATAATGGCCAATGTAATACCGGAACCAGCAGAAGGTCCATCTTTTGGTGTTCCTCCATTAGGACAATGGATATGAATACAATACTCTAACTTACTAATATTTATATTTTTAAAATAGGTCGTTATATAATTCAAACAAACTGTTTTAGCAACTTTCATACTTTCTTTCATAATATCGCCTTGATTACCTGTTAGTAATAAATCTAAAACATTTTTACTATATATTTTTTTTATTTGTATCACAGTAATACCACCTATACCTAATGCTGTAGCATATAGACCATTTACTATTCCTACTTTTGGTTTTTTATTTATTTTTTTTATTTGTACTTTTAAATTATTTTTAAAAATAGTATCTACAAACTCTTTAGTAATAGTAAAGGGTAATTCAATAGCGTGAGTTAAAATAAGTAAATTAACTTCTCTTATGATTTGATATAATTTTTCTTTTAATTTACGAGCTCCTGCTTCATAGGTATAGATACTTATTATATATTTAATAATTGTATCGGAAATAACTAAATCAATAGTATGGATACCTATATTCGAATATATTTCTGGAAGTAAATGTAGTCGTGTAACTTGAACTTTATCTTTTTCAGAAATAGGATCAATTTTAATAGTTTGAATTCGATCCAATAAGATTTTGTCTACTAATTCAGCATTATTATAGGAAAATATAATTAAACATTTTGAAATATCTATTGGAATTCCGGAAAAATATTTATCATTAAATTCTTCATTTTGCGTACTATCTGTTAAATGTGTTAAAATGCCAATGATTTCCTTTCCATGTTCTGTTTTACTTACTTTATCTAACTCATCAATATATATAATAGGATTCATACATTTCGTTGTAATAAGTGAATCAACAATTTTTCCCCAATTCGAACCTACATACGTATAATTATGACCTTCCAGTGTTGAACCATTACACGATCCGCCCAAAGGTACAAATACAAACGGACGAGTGGTATTATCAGAATCTTGTAAGCAATTACCGATACCATATTTGGCTAATGTTGTTTTACCCGTTCCTGGAGGACCTTCTAAACCTAATACATGTCCTTTGTTTTTACCACTAATCCATTGGGCGATTACACGTTTTATTTGTCGTTTAGGTTCCTCTAGACCATAAATGTTTTGATTTAACAGTTTTGATACATTCTGTAAATATTGTGTTTGGAGCGTATGATATTCTTTTATCTTATCTAGTATATGCTGTATGTTGTTGATTATTTGCGAATATACATGATTAATATTTATAATATGATATAAATCATTATCACTATCATTTAAACACATCTTATTTATAATTTTATTAATTAATTGTTGTTTGTTACCTTTTTGTGTTATTTGTAATATAGCACATACTTTTCGTAATGTTTTTACAGATAATATATATATATTTTGAATAGATATATTTTGATTTTCCAATAACATATGGTTATTTTGTATATTTTGTTTTGTATTCAATAACTGTGTGTGTAATGCTTCTAGCTTTTTAATAAATATATCCGTATTACAAATATTTATTTTTTTATGAACTGTAGACAATATATTTCTAATTGTATTAATAATATCTAAACTATTATCATCTAATTTATATGTTTCTTCTAATTCTGTTATATTTTCCAGTATAGTTCGTTTATAATTAATAACAATAGACGTACACGTCTGTTTATGAATTAAAATAGAAGGTTTTTTATATATTCCAAAAGGTATTTTTAAAAGGCCATCTAAATATTGTTGTGCTTTCGAATTACTTTCGCCATTTTTACCTGACTTTACTTCTTTTAATTTAGTTAAAGCTTTATTTTTAATTTCATTAGACGTTTTTAATAATATAATACGTTGTTCGTATGGAATATTTTTAATATCAAAGTCGGTTATTTTATTTATATTTTTTGTAATAATTTTATCAGAATTTTTAATGGTTTTTTGGACCGGCCAAGATAAACAGTTATAAATATTATTAGAACGACCTTTATTATAGGCAACCGAATGGTTAGAATGTATTAAATCATATAATAAATAGGCTATATAATTATTTTCTTCATTATTTTTATCTAATGTTAATAATTTTATATACTTATATTGCTTAAACATATCCACCATTAAAAAATCTTTTACTAAATTAGAAATATTTTTATTTTTTATTTTTTGTAAAAATAAATGCTGTTCTAATATTTTTTCAAGTATCGTTTTATTTGAATATACAATTAATTCTTTTAATGTTATTTTTTGGATATATTGCTTGATAAATGATTTAGGTATATCTATAGTATTAATTATTTTATGTATATTCATATAAATTTTTTTTAACATTGGATGTTCTTTATACAATTTAAAATTATCTTTAATAAAAAAACCTGTTGCGACAAGTAATAAATTTTTATAAGGAATGTATAGTTTAGCCCCATATATTTTAAGTAATAAATTATTACTATTCGTTTTAAGATCAATAAAGCTAGGTTTGTATAATTGTGTAGACATTAATGATACCGTTGAATTGGTTATATACGAAGTAAAGGAAATATTATTTTCGTTCGTACTTTTAAATAAATCTATAGATCGAACTTTAAATATTTGATTATATAAAAGAATCGTATGTTTATAATTATATGTTCCTATCTCATCTACTGTTTTATTTATAAACAAGGAAATAATATTTGTAACAGTAATACAACCAATTTTCATTACAATATGCATTATATTTAATCGTATAATAGAAAATTTTATATTTAAAGCACATTTATAAGTATTGTTTAAATGTTTTATAGATAACTGTTGAGGAACAGTTATTAATTTTTGTGATACATTATTTAGTTTCATCATATATTTTTTATACTCTTCCATGCTTAATAATTGTTCATCATATAATTCTAATAATTTTAAAGAACTATCCTCTATTAAAGATGATAAAAAAGTATGTTCAATATTAAATGTTTGTATAATATGTAAACGTCGTTTAAAAAAACGTTGTAATACAATTATATATTTAATATTATTTTGTGTAGTGTTCATTTTAAATTTGATATATATATATATATATATATTATATTTATTTAAAAAATTAACTTTATTTATTATTACGTTAAGTTATATCATGGGTAAAAATATTAAAGGAGGTAATAAGCATAAAAAATATGCTAAAGAAAAAGAACAGGTTATTAAATTAAATTTATATGATTTAGATAAAACAGACGATCAAGAATTTGCGTTTGTTAGTAAAACACTAGGAAATAAACGGTTTGAATTAAAATGTTATGATAAAAAAACACGTGTAGGTTTAGTTCGTTCAAGCAAACGCCAAATGAGTAAACGTAACAATTGGATTTCACCTAACTCCATTGTGTTAATAGCCAAACGAACGTTTATGAAATCAGATGATAAATGTGATATTATTAAATTATATAATTCAGAAGAAGTTGCCTTTTTAGAATCACATAAAAAAATTCACAGTAATTTTATTAAAACCGGCTCAGTTATTAAAAAATCTATTAATGAAGTCGACACTTTTTCCTTTACTCGAGGTGTAGAACTATCCAAAAAAAAAAAAGCAAGAAGTTACGAAGATGTATATGATTCCTCTTCAGAGGAGGAAGAAATCGATTATATCGATGCGATTTAAATATGTATAATAATAAAAAATAATTAAATTTGATTTATAATCAATTTAAATATTTTTTTATATAAAAGATTAAATATATAATTATATAATATACTAAATGGACATATCAGAAATATACAAACAACGAATCATACATTTATGTAATATACGTTCATCTACCCCTAATATAGAATTAGAATGTTTATTTAATAAATCAGAATCGATACATTTTACTGAATTTACAAAACTCCTTACACATATCAAGTCTATAGCTAATGCCGAACCTGAACAAAAATATGTTCCGAATACTTGGAATGTTATTGGACAAGAAGATACTTTAGATATTACCGTTCATAAAAATAATAATGTTCATAGGAGAAGTGATTTAAATATACGTACCACTATTCATTCAAAAGAAAATATATCAAAATATTGTCAAACAAATTCTTTAGATGGAGTACGTGTAACAAGAGTCTATAAAAATAGTAATATTAAACAAGATATATCAAACAATAAAATGTTACAGCAAAAAATCAATGCACTACATTCAGATGCGTTATTAGTAGGTGATCGAGTAACACTACGAACAGATAGTGAAGGGATTATTAAGGGCACTATTAGTAATATTGATATTGAAAATAAAATATATTCTGTCAAGGACAGAAGAAATAATATATATACAACCAGTAATTATAAAGATATTCGCTTACAATATTATGGGATGTATATGGAAGATTTTGATGTCCAAGTAAATATTAAAACCGAAGTTTCTTTAGATAATTTAGAAAGTAAAACAAATCCAGAAACTTTAGAACAAATTGCGTTACAAAAACAGGAGGAATTCGATTCGTTTGTGAATGGTCGATTTTCAGAAGTATATAAAACCTATCGATTAAAAAATAGGTATTCGTATAGATATAATAATATACGGTTAGATATGACGGTCGTTCGTTCTTCCAGTTCTGAATTAAATAATAAAGGGATGATGGTACAAACACCACAAAAAAATTTAATTGCTTCTAATTTAATTAATGAAGATAAACAGTATGAAATAGAATTAGAAATTGATTATAATTATAATAAATTGCCCGGAGTATATACGATGAAAAATATTTCGACGCGTATACTGGATGTAATATATATGTTGAAATTACATATTAATTTATACCCTAGTATAATTAGTAAAAAAGAAGCCAATATTGTATTAGAAACATATAAATCATTAATACGAAACAACCATAAACAGATAATTGAAAAAAAAATTAGGATTCTAGAATATAACGCTCAACAAAAAAAACTACAAGAATTAGAAACGGATAAAGAAAGAGAAGAGTTTGAAAAAACAGAAACACTACTATCTATAGCCGATATTCAAGAATACGCTAAAAAATATAAACAATTACTGACACAAACTAATTCTAATACAAAAAAATTAAAACAAAAATATTATACTATGTTGGAAAATATTAAAAATAAAAAATATGCTTATGCGAATAATAGAACGTTTTTTATAGGTCCTAAAGTAGTAAGTATGAGTATTAAAGATATACAAAAAAATAGTTCTGATAGTATTTTAAAAGAAAATTACAGTATAACCGATAAAGCAGATGGATTAGGTATGTTATTATATGTATATGGGTATTCACATTTAACAGATGATGAAATACGTTCACTTGTTCCATTTGATGATATACGCGATAGTCGAGATGAATTAGATACATTACAGGGACACATGTATTTAATTGATCAAAATATGCATATTTATAAAACACACATTTCACTTATCGATGAAAATAAAGAAGAGTTGAGTAATTCTTTGTTTAATGGGGAATATTTAGATCATGATATTATTAATAATACTATTAATATATTTAAAATATATGATGGTTATATATTTAATGGAAAAGATATTAAACATTTGCCGTTAAAACATCCTAAACCAAGCACTGAAAGTCGTATTAATTATGTTACAGCATTCTTATCTTCTGAAGAAGATATAGATAAACGTAGCATACTGTATAAGGGAGAGCCTATTGACGATTATACATCAGATATAGTTCGCATATCAAAAAAAAAATTTTTATATTCCTATCCCAAAGTATCTAAAAGTTCGAAAAAAACAGTCAATCATTTATTTAAACATTCTAAGGAATTGTGGGAAACATTTACAAGTTCACTATCAGAATATAAATATGATGGTTTAATTTATACACCATCCGATACACCAGTGGCTTTTACAAATAATTCTTGCGATTATGATTTATACACACATACTACATGGAGTAAAAATATAAAATGGAAACCACCATATGAAAATTCAATTGATTTTTTAGTTAAAGAAGTTAAAAAGGAAACAAACGTTCAAGATACAATTATTTATTCACCACTTATTCGAACAAAACGAAATACTCTTGATGGTAATGTTGTATATACTCAATATAAAACGTATCATTTATATGTAGGTAAAAATATTACAGATAATAATAATGCTTGTATAACTAAACTTCGACAGAAAAACCGGTATCTTCCGATTCCCTTTACACCCAGTATTTTATATGATGATATGGCCTATGTAGCAAATATAGAAATTAATTTATCCGATAAAGAAGTCCATTCCAAACACTGGGATCATACTACCAATCAATGGAAAGAAAATAAATATGATGTTATTAAAGATAATACTATAGTTGAATTTGCGTATTCAAATTTTGATGAAGAAGATGGTCATTATAAAGTTGATAAAACCTATCGTTGGATTCCTATTCGAACTCGACATGATAAAACATTTTTCTATAAACAAGGATCTATTGAAAAACAAAAAGTATATAATACATTAAAATATCTATTACAATTACGACCAAATAGTTATCAAAATAGTTCCAGCAGCGAATTTAAACGAACAATACAGCAATTTTTATTCACTGTTAAAAATGCCATTATAGATATTCCCGATATACAAGTCTATTATAAAACTCGAAATTATAACACCTTATTAAATAGTATTATTTCCTATAAAGAAACAATTATTAGTTATTACTCTAATTATGAACATATAAGTAGAGGTATAAATATTAACTATGGTAATAACTTTGATACGGCTAATAATGTATGGTTTTCTATTCATAATCCTATTACAGAATTTATGATATCAACGGGTAAAAATATTCCCAAAATGGATGTATATGAATTAAAATATTACAATCAAAAAATAAATGTTAAACGATCTAAATCAATTTCTATTCATATGCAACGATTTCATAATAGTATTAAATTAAATATGATTAAACAAGTAGCTACAAGTTTGAGAAAAGATAAAACAAATAAAAAACTTAAGTTATTAGATTTAGCTACAGGTAAAGGAGGAGATATATATAAATGGATTAGTAATAAGATTCATACCGTTGTAGGTATCGATAAAGTCTATGATAATATTTACAATACGTTTGATGGTGCTTGTGTACGCAGAAAAAACTACAAAGAAAAAAATAATAATAAAATGCCTAATATAGATTTTATTGTAGCAGATGTATCTAATAATTTACAAGATAATACACATTTTATGGATATGTTTTCAAAAAATATATGGTTTTCTACGTATGTAGATACTAAATTTTCTATTGTAACTATGATGTTTGCATTACATTATATGTTTAATGATATTGATTCTGTTTCGACATTGGTTGCGAATATTAATGATAGATTACAAGAAGGTGGATATTTTATTGGGTGCTGTTTTGATGGTAAAAAGGTGTTTCAATTATTACAAGATATAGAAATAAATGAAACCAAAATAGGTCGTAAAGATGGCGAACTTATATGGAAAATACAAAAAAAATATAATTTACATTCATGGGATCAAGAAGACGACAGTCTCTTTTATGACTTACCTATTGATGTATATATACGCTCTATTAATATGAATATTACTGAATATTTAGTTAATTTTGATATACTGATAAAGGAATGTAAAAAGTATAATATTAAATTAGTACAAAGTGACTTATTTGATGAAATTTATGAAGTTCAAAAAACAAAAGATTTATCGCCTGATGAACAAACATTATCCTTTTTAAATAGACGTTTTATATTTAAAAAGATTACCAAACAAGAATTAGTTGTAGACAAAATAACGACACTATGTATTCAAATACTTAATAATGAATTTGGAAAAAATACATTTAAAACAAAGAAAAATAAAACCGCACTTAAAAAAGAACTTAAAAAAAAGGAAAAAAAAGATAAATGGAACACTACTAAAAATCTTATTGAGGAACAAATTGATGAACAGAATTTATCCGACGAAATGCCAATACTATCTACTGAATTAGATAGTATTTTTGATGAAGTATATAAAGCATTACAAAAAAAAATGGATACCTTTTAATAATATAATATACATATACTTATACAATAATAAAATTATTTACTGTTCCTTTGTATTTTAACATTTTTTATTTATAGATAATTTATAATAAATAATATAATTTATTATGGCGTTATTACAAAAAAATTTTCTTACAATTAAAAATGATCATACTTTACATGATATCGATATTACATTGACACATAGTCCTGATATTTTACCACAAAATATACAAACGGATTTGTATCAATTATTGACGACATACAAAACCTATATTGATACCAGTCCCAGTTGGAATAAAATAAAAAAAATAAGCAATGTATATGAATATATTTATATATATAATAAGCACATAAATAATAATATTGGAACCGCGTTATATAATCCATTAAGTCGTTCATTTTTTAAACTACACGAAATGATTTATGATTTACAGCTGTTACAAACAAACTCTAATAAATTAATAATTGTAGGATTGGCAGAAGCACCAGGAGGATTTATTGAATGTATATATAATTTTAGACATACACATCAGGCTAATAATAAAGATGTCTATTATTGTATGTCATTAATTAGTAATGATAATAATATACCATCATTATACAATTTACAAAAAAAAATTATAAATAACAAATTACATATAGTAACAGGCGAAGATCAAACCGGTGATATTTATAATTATAAAAATATTATATATTTACAAAAAAAAATTGGAAAAAAAGTAGATTTTGTTACCGCCGATGGTGGATTTAATTATGACAATTTATATAATTATCAAGAACAATTGTCTTATAAATTAATTTTTAGTGAAATTGTGACTGCTTTACATATTTTAAAAAAAGGAGGAACCTTTGTACTTAAAATATTTGATATTTTTACTCACAATACCTTTCATTTACTTTTTTTTGTATCTAAATTTTTTAAAGAAATAAACATTATAAAACCTTTTTCATCTAGACCCGCTAATTCTGAAAAATATGTTATCTGTAAATCATTTATAGGTATTACACAGGAATACGCACAAACGTTACTGGAAACATTGCTAGATTGGAATGTTATCAATCATAATTTTAAATCGGTGGTAAATATATTTACGATTACAGAAACACCTAAATATAATATCATTATGCGTGCGTTACAAGACTATAATATGATGTTTGTAAAAGAACAAATAAAAAATATTTTAACTACACTAACTCTTATCGCTTGTGATTTAGATGACCATAAAAAAGAACAACTTAATTATATCCAAGCGAGTATGTCTTTTTTTTGGTGCTTAAAATACAAAATGGAACTAAATTATAAATGTAAATATTTAAAATAAACCAGTATACAATGACATGTATATAATTATGTTAAAAATAATATAGTAATAAAAATTATTATAATATTTTTTTTTTGCGTTTGCGGGGAATTGAACCCCGATCCCTTGCTTGGAAGGCAAGTATGCTAACCATTGCACCACAAACGATAAAAAGTCTCGCGAACCGGAATTGAACCAGCGTCCAACAGATAACAAGGATCTGAATATACCACTACAGTCTGTCGCTCTACCAACTGAGCTACCGCGAATCGACAACAGTAGGATTTGAACCTACGAGGACATAGTCCAACCGCTTAGCAGGCGGTCCCATTAACCACTCTGGCATGTTGTCTGTTCTAATCCGTCGATTATTAGACATGTTATACTATATATTTATCTTTAAATATATATATTATTTTAATTAATATATATATATTATGTAATTAGGATATATATCAAGGAGAACGAACCAGTGAACGATCCAGTGAACGAAACAGCGTTGGAAAGTTCATCTCTTCGTCATATTTGGCAATAATATCATCATGCTCCCACGATGGGTTTAATGCTACGCCTATATTAATATAGGCCCCCCTTATTAATTCTAATTTTTTTTTCTGGGATATAGTTTCTCTCGTATGAATTGCTTTTGATTGAATTTTTCTTAAATTTATACAACCTCTGGATTCTTCATCTGTTATAATACAGACTGTATCTTCTTTTGTTCTTTTCGTAGGTATTTTTGAAGTTGTATCTATATGTTGTATTATTTTTTTAACCAGCTCATTATCGATATCTACTGCTCCCAAATCGTTAGTTATATTGGGATCGGACATATTACAGCCTATTATATTATATGGTGATAAGGCAATATGAGAAGGAACTCCTGACTGAGGGGAAAGTGCATCCCTCTCCTTTTTTACTAAGTCCATGATATACTCATCGAATTGTCGCTTCTCATCTGTTAATTCGCTCACGGAACTGAGATGCGGCAAAGCAAGGATTTTATGTTGTTGCTCTAATAATGAAGTTTCGGAATGTTTGGTCGGTAGAACAACTCCCCCACTATTTCCACCGTCTATTAACGTTAACTTATAAATTTTAAAGTTGTCGGGCACAAGCCCACCCATACTTTGAACTATCGTCGAAAACGGCCAAGGTCCATAGTATTGACCCGTCGTGGGATGATCATAATACCAATTACCTCCAACATTATTAATTATATATGGATAAAAAATTCTTGGGTATGGAAATAAATCAAATACATTAATTGTAGGTAATAATCTTGTCATCTCACGTATATGTGATTGTACTAAATATGACTGATAGTTAGACATTAAAGTGTTAATAACTTGCGTTCCTATAGTAGATGATAAACTTTCAATAAAAGCTTTAAACTGTTGCGGGTCTGTTGCTGTAGCCGCCACACTACCTTCGACAGATGCCGCGCTCTGCATTATATGATTATATATATTTTGTTCGTTACTATATAAAGAAGCTAAACTTCTACACGATATAATATGTATATCAATAGGTGGATCTCCTTTGGGTATGTCGGGAGTTCGACCTAATATTTCACTAAGGCGATAACTTTGGTTGGTAAGACTCAAAAAAATATTGTTTCTATCTGCAAAATCTGGATTAAAAAAAGGAACATATTTTAAATTATCTTTCACCGATGAGTGTAACGAGTCTAATACAGCTGTTGATGTATGTCCATGTCCTAATAATTTATATTCTAAACCTACTCGATGTAATTCCCTTCCATTTTTTTCTTCATTCATACGAGAACATGAATATAATCCCAGTGCGACGTTATCATCTTTAAATGAATAAATAAAATTAGGAATATTATCTCCTTCTTTATATACATTACATGTTTTAACTGATGATGTATAGTCCCCAATAGATTGGCCCATAACAGGCATCTGTAAATGATGCCGATCACTGTCTATTACATCATATGATGGCGATGGATTTGACTCGTCTATACTTTTTGGATTTGGTATTAATATATTTATTGCGGGTGCTAATCCCATGTTACGAAATTTTAATTCGTGCTGAAGAGTAATCCAATTTATTAAAGGAACAGAAGAAGTCGAGGTAAATGCGTTTCCTGTAATTTCATATATATTAATAGTAACTCCTGGAGGAACTTTTATTTGTTCATCAGAATCACTTCCATGGCCGATCATTATAAACTCCCGCGCCGCCATCTCTAACAATCTTTCCTGAGTCATAGTAGGAGGCTCCGCCACGTCAGCCATTTTTGAAGCCGAGCCACCCATTTGTTTTCCGTGAACTCGTCTGTTTGATCGTCTGGGCGATCGTCTGTTTGAT